GTCCTTCCTCCCGCGCGGTGCGGAACTCCGCCTCGCGCATTGGAAAGAGACTTCTGGGGGCATCTCGATCGGCATGCCGATGATCACTCTCTCGAACAAGGAGACGGCCGGTTCCGGCGGTGTGAGCCGCACGGAAGCCCGGATCCTTCTCCCCATCCTTGAGACGATCAGCGGTGACGCCGGTGGGTATACCCCCAGTCCCAAAGTGGCTTATGCGATGTTTTTCAAGGGCGAATTCGTTTGCCCTGCGAGAAGCACGCTTGCCAACCGGAAGGACATCCTCGCGTTCGCCAAGAATCTCTTGGCGCATGCGGTGATGTCGGAAGCGGTCGTCGACCTGAACTACCCGTACTAACGCTAAGGAGAACTGCGATGCAAAATCGTGGATCTACCCTTGGCGCCGGAACGCTCAGTAATGCTACATTATCCGTGCAACTACGTAAGCGTGCCAACCCTGGCACTGGGGCGTGGTCGACTCTTGGCAATGATCTTTCGATCATTGCTGTAGGCGGCCGCGACGCTGGTGTCAGGTGGGACGATATCGTAGACACGGTAGTGCAGCATGTACTGGATACGACAACGGCCTCCGATTGGTCCCCCAAAAGCGAGACCCGAGAAAATGCCTTACGGGCAGCTCTCGAGCATCGTCGCGGGGAATTCATTGGTGGGACGAGTCACATCCTGTACCTGACGTTCGACGGGCAGTTCGGCGAAGTGTCTGCGACGTAGCGCGGGAGCATATAATATGCAACCGCGTGCAGTCACTGCCGGCAACCGATACGGAGACTTTTGCGTCACTCGTGAGAAATCACGAAGGATGCTTTTGTCAATGTTTCGGAAGCTCTGTATTCACTCCGGTACGCCCTTAGCTCTTCACTGTCTTTACGTGTTGGAGTCTGGGCAATATGAGGAGTTGACGACTCTTCATTTTGAACCATTCTTTTATACGTGGAGCAGCAGAGATGAGGATTTTGATCTCGACTATCAAATCGCGTCTTTCTTTAAATCTTACCCGGGTTTCGGCCTGGCGACAGATCGGAGAGAGAAAGCGATCCAGAAGTGGATCGGTACCGAAGATTCCTGTAGACGAGTCAACAACTACTTTAGGGCCAGATGGGCGGGCCGAGCAAAACTCGGAACCAACCACGTCGAGGAGATTTACCATCTCGCACGGCGTAAAATTTCTAGCATCCTTGGTAGCGTTGAAGACTCTGATCTGGATCTTCTTAGGAGTGAGTGTAGACACGGACCTGGAGGCGATCTTGCGTTACCTAAGCGTCAAGCTTCAGGTTACAACAAGTTCAAGTCAAGAGGTCAAATTACTGGGACCTGTGCTGGTCTTTTCGAAGACATCTTCGGTAACGTAGGTGTCGATGAGTTTGGGGATGATATCCCAGATTCGCGATTAGACCTGGCCCACAAAGCTGATATTGTGGACCATAGCAGGTTAACCTCTGTACCAAAAACTTCGCAGATTGACCGGGCCATTGATATTCAGCCTCGCTGGAATTGCTTCCTGCAGCTTGGTATTGGTGGCCTGTTAAATCAACGACTCCGACGTCACGGGATCGATCTTCAAGATCAAACCCGTAATCAAGAGTCGGCAAAGCGTGCCTACGTAGATGGTCTTGCGACCATCGACCTGAGTTCAGCATCCGACAGCTTGTCTAAGCTTTTAGTAGCCGACTTGCTGCAGTTTGCTGATCCTCTGTGGTGGGACCTTATCAACCTGTCACGTTGCCAATATGTTAAACATGCTGGAAAACTGATCAGGCTAGAAAAGATCTCATCAATGGGCAATGGGTACACCTTCCCTTTGGAGTCGCTTGTATTCTACGCCTTCTCATGGGCGTGTACGAAGTATCTCGGCCTTGATCGGCGAGAAATTCGTGTATACGGCGACGACATCATCGTCCCGAGAGCAGCTGCATCGCAGCTCATCGAGGTTCTGGAGTTCTTCGGCTTCTCGGTTAACACCAAGAAGACGTTCACTTCAGGAGACTTCTTTGAGTCATGCGGTTGCGATTACTTTCGGGGAAGGGAAGTTCGTCCGTTCTTCGTAAAGGAGGACGTTACCTGCCTTCTCGACTTGTATGAACTGCACAATAAAGTCGTTGAGTGGGCAAGAAGGTCTTGTATCTTCTTTCTTTCCCAGCGGCTTGAACTGTGCCAGCGCGTATTAGTCGAGATCCCTAAGTCGTTAAGACTATGGGGGCCTACCACTATCGGGGGATGCTTACATAGCTCCTTTGACGTGTGGGGTAGTTTTGCCCGTCGCATTAGCGGTGAGCGAAACACCTTGGGTTGGGAGGGATTCGAGATCCGATGTCTCAAGCAAAGGCCAGTGAAATTCATTGGCAATAGCTATATAGCACATCTGTACTCGAAGCTCTCAGGTATCACTGACACTCGGAACTGGGTGGTAAACCCAGGTTCGTGTGGAGTGGACGAAGTGAAGGTCATAGTGCCGCGGGTCGAAGACTTCATCATAGTCTGAGACTAACGAAGTTCGGCACTACCCAGTGACCCGATTCACGGCCCCACATCGGGGCGTTACTCGGGTAGCAGGTCCTCGTGAGAGGACCCGCGATTTCCCGCCTAAATTAGGCGGTGGAGGGAACCTGTTGGTTCCTTTGGGG